AGACAGAATACAATATGATGATAACAATCCTCATCCTCATTGGGAAGAAGGTTGGTATTCATCAGCTTTCAAATACGAACCTATGACAGACTTTACAGACTTTGAATGTCTTGAAGAAATAACTGTATGGGATAAAGTTGAATTCGATATGCCAAGTCATACTTATGTTCTTAACAGAGCTGGGTATTGTAATGGATACTTTCCGAATAACATTATCACATTAGAGAATTGGGTTCAGTTCGGAAGATCAAGTAAAGGCTTCAGTAAGTCACATAGAAAATTCAAAAAAGTTAAAATAGGAAAATTATGATATTTAAATTAAACACACTTTATAAGAGAGACAGTAACGGAAAAGTTCGTGAGTACACTATTGAGTATACGCGTGATGGCGTTCTACCTGCTGGGTATAGAACTGTAGCTGGAATTCAAGGTGGTAAGTTAGTGACTTCTGAATGGAAACTTACAGAAGGTAAGAACATCGGAAAAGTCAACGCGACCACAGATGGTGAACAAGCTGAGAGAGAAGCGATCGCGAAGTGGGAAAAGAAAGAAGAAAAAGAATACTTCGAACACATAGATCAAATAGATAACGAACAACCGTTCAAACCTATGTTAGCTCACGATTACACAAAGAGACCACAGTCAAGTGGATTCAGTCAACCGAAGTTAGATGGTATTAGATGTATCGCGACAAAGAATGGATTGTTTACACGAGCGGGTAAAGAGATCAAGACTTGTAATCACATAGTCGAAGAACTCGCTGATTTCTTTGAAACTGAACCTGAGATCAAACTTGATGGTGAGTTATACAATCATAAACTCAAAGCTGACTTTAATAAGATCACTAGTTTAGTTCGTAAAGTCAAACCGACTGTAGACGAAGAAGCTGAGTGTCGTAGTAAAGTTCAATATCATGTCTATGATATGTTTACTCCGGAACATGAGTTTCCATTTAACAGTCGTAATCAATTTTTAAAACAACACAAACACTTTCAAGACTTTGATCATAAATCAAAAGTTCAACTTGTAGAGACTACTCTATGTGCTTCTCAAGATTTACTTGACTCTAAGTACGCTGAGTATACTGAACAAGGATATGAAGGTCAGATGGTTCGTAACAATGAACCATACGAATGTAAAAGAAGTAAACATCTTCTTAAGAGAAAAGAATTTATAACAGAAGAATTCAAAGTCGTACAAGTACTAGAAGGATCAGGTAATTGGGCAGGGTATGCTAAACACTTTGAACTTGAATTAGAAGACGGCAGAGTATTCGGTAGTGGTGTGAGAGGTAATCAAGCTACACTTAAACATTTACTCTATCAAGAAGAACAACCTACTTGGGTGACTTGTCGATACTTTGAAAAGACACCTGATGGTATTCCAAGATTTCCAGTTGTAATAGATTGGGGAGTTGGAGAAAGAGAGGATTAATTATGAGTACAAGTATCAGAAGAAAAATAGACAATGAAGTAGAGTCTTCATTGAGTAAATTAGTAAAAGACAATAAGAAACACAAATATGGTTCTTCGAACCTTATAGGTCCTTTTCTATTTGAAGAAAAGAAATCTAAACAAATGTGGATGGGTCAAAAAGTTGAGTCACTACCGAGACCGACAAAGAATACAGTTGGTGTTTATGTGATTAGACATATACCCGATAATGTAATTGTGTATGTTGGTAGAGGTAATGTTCAACAAAGAATATCGAGAGTTAAAACTATACATAGCAACGAGGGTAAGAGAACAGGTGGTTCAATGCATGACGGTGCTAAGAAGATGTACGAACATGATGAAAACTTAGCTAACTATGATTACACTTATATATCATTTGGTGAGAAGAATGGTGATCCTGTGAAAAATATGTTACTAGAAATGTATAGTAAGATTGGAGAAGCTCATTACTTTAAAGCTTTCAATCCGATTTTTAACAAAGAAGAAATGATAGGTGTGTAAATAAAGTTGATACCGCAGGTACACTTTTAGTATAATATAAACAATGAGAGAAGAAATATTTTTCGTAAATTGGGTTTCGTAATGATATATGCTGTAACTGGTGAAATTTCCCTAAGTGAATTTTCTTCTCTCGCCCTTATAGGTATTTAGTACAATGACAAAGTTAGAATCAAAAACACCGACTTACACACTAGACTGGTATATCAAATGGATAGCTAGTTTCTTTGTGTTATGTGGTATGACAATAAGAGGTACAGAAGGTCTACAAGAATATGATCTTATGTTTTCTACAATCGGAGTGTTTCTCTGGTTGATCGTTTCATTCTTATGGAATGACAGAGCTTTGATACTATTGAATGGAATAGGATTAATATTTCTAATTAAAAATACAATTACTATGTGGATATGAAAAGATTTTTACTAATATACGCTTTAGGGTTATACACTATGTTTCTAATAAGTACTACTATCGGATCAAGTCCTGATCCGAAACCGAGAAAAGTAGAAACAGTAGAAAAGATGTCAAAAGAACAATACGAATTTTGTAGAGATAAACTTTTTAAAAAGTATCCTCACGAAGTCGATAAACAAGAATGGAGAGAATGTTTACATGGGAATGATTAATTTAGGATCATCAATGAGGTATGGACCTTCTGGTAAGAAAAGAAAAACGAATGCTTGGAAGACAAAGAAAAATACTATCATCGCACATCAACAAGGTAAGTACAAACCGAGTTTAGAACAACAACAAAGATTACAAGCTATGAAAGAACACAATGAGAAGTATCCTTCTTATAGTGGACCTAACGCTGGTAACACTTTAATCGCTGATGATTCATATAAGAAAGAAGCTTCGAAAAACTTTACTGTCGCCATCGGTTACAATAAAGGTGCTTATCAAGTTATACCTAATAACGAAATTAAACATATCGGAAAATAAAAGTATTATATATAACTAATATGGCAAGAAAAAAAACAAAATCAACGAGAGCTTCAAGAAAGACTATAGATGATATGCACTATGGTCCTGAACCGATGGGTGTAGATTATTTTGAAAATAATAACATCAACACCTTCTTTAGTTGGTACACATATTTTTACGATAGAAATAGATGTAATCAAATTATAATGGGGTACGCTAAAGAACACGGGTATAAGAATGCTAACAAATTTAAAAAATTATACATTCCAACTTCTGTGGCTTCAATCATTCGTGGACTAGAAAATGGTTTAGTCTTTCCAGATCATAAAGATTATCCTGATGAGGGATCAGCTGGTTGGCAGAAACATATTCATATCGAATTAAGAAAGTACAATAAGAAAGCTATCGAAATGAAAGCCGAAGACTTAGATAAAGGTAAGATCGTTAAGAAAAGAAAAACAGTTCAAGAAAACATGGAAGCTAAAGTTCGTGATCTTCTTGGTGAAGTTGATCATGCTATTGATCTATGGGATACAGATAAGTTCGATATGTATTCATATCTAACAGACAACAAAGTATCGTCAGCCGTCGCTAGTAAGATCCCAACACACTATACAGACTTACAACTAGAAATTCAAGATGCTATTCTAGGTACTGATCCTCAACTTAAAGAAGGATATAGTTTTATGAACATGAGTGAAAAGAAAGGTTTTCTAAACTTCGTTACTAAAATTATATTAGATACTGAAAGATACGCTGATAACAATAAACCAATTCGTAAGCCAAGAAAAGCTAAAGCGATATCAGCTACTAAGTTAGTATCTAAATTAAGTTACTTAGATCATGACCCTATCAATAAAGTTAAGTCTATTGATCCATCAAAGATTGTTGGATCCAAACAACTCTGGTTGTTTAACAGTAAGACTAATGAGATCATCAAGTATGATCAATCAGATAGAGCCGGACTAAGTGTTAAAGGTACAACGATACAAAACTTTAACGAGAAAACTTCATCAAGTAAGAAACTTGGTATGAAGACTGAACATTTTATTGATCGTATTTTAGACGCAGGTTCTATTGTACTAAATAAAGTTATGAGTGAAATAAACTCTAAGGCTAGTAAGGTTACTGGTCGAGTAAATAATAATATGATAATATTAAAGGTGGATTAAATAATGGCAATCGATTATTCAAAACTAACTCAAGATGCATCAGCAGCTGAAATACTAGAAGCAGCATCTAAGTTAAAATCAAAAAAAGAAAAAATAGAACTTCTACAGAAGTATGGTAACAGAGCTGACTTCATGTATGTACTTAGAGGTGCTTACGCTAATAACATAGAATGGTTAGTACCAGACGGTCCTTTACCAGAAGGTGTTGTACCATCTGCAGCTGTTTCAGTTGATACAGCAGAAGACAGATTGATTAGAGCATACAGAAATTTTCAGTATCTAGTCAAAGGTGGTCCAGAAGTAAAACAAGCTAAGAGAGAAGAAATCTATTTGAATATGTATAGATCACTTTACAACGAGGAAGCGAAACTATTACATTCAATCATCAATAAGAAACTACCATATAAAGGGATTACTAAAGCGATAGTCGCTGAAGCTTTTCCTACAGTTTGGCCAAAAGAGAGTAAGGCTTCGTCATAAATATATACATGACAAACAAATTAGGATTAACAGACGAAGAACGAGTTGTATTCTATACAGATGCTAGTGGTAAAAAACACCCTAGTGAAGTTAGAAGATATGACCCGATAATTGGTAGTGCTGTTCTTCGTGATCCTATGTTAAATAAACAAATAGAATTTTTGTGGAATTCAAGTTCTTCTAAATGGGAAGGTCTTGGATTAGATGCTGGTTATATAGCTCTGTTAGATACAGAAGTATTCGGAACACCGATTACTAAACAGAACGATAGTGCTGTACCAGCTAAGGCCACAACGGTGTCCAGATTTCCAACATAGATTATGAATTGTGGGTGAGAAAGTTACCCGGCAAGGTAGTACATTATGAGGAAGTTTAACTTTAGATAAGGAGGTGATATTGAGTTATCATGAGCGAATTTCTTTAACTTATTATTTAAGGAGGACACTAAAAAATTGACTTGACAGAAATGCCAAGTCATGAGACAATTAATAGAGTCGAGTAGATTGTGTAAGTCAATCCGCGTTTTAGAGGAGCGTCAATCTACTCAATTCTTTTAATACCATTTATTATGACAGGAGAAAATAATGGAAACTAAAATATTAACAGTCCAAGACCTAGCAGGTGTTGTTTCAATCATTGATGTATGCTCAGCTCGAGGTGCATTCAAAGGTGAAGAACTAGCCGGTGTCGGAAGACTAAGAGAATCTTTTCTTGCTGAAGTGAAAGAACAACAAGGTGAAGTACCAGCTCCAGAAGCTGTTGAAGCACCAGTTCAAACTACAGAAGACGAGAACTCTGATTAATAAGCTTATAGATTAGAGGGATTAACTTCCCTCTTTCTTTTAATACAATAATAAAATGCCAATAAAATTTAAACAATCAGCTACAGTAAGAGATAGACAAACAGGTAAAGTAAAAACAGAACACTATTATATTAAGTGTATGTCTCAAACTGAATTATTTTCAGAACTTAACAATTCATCTACTAAACCTAAAGCTAAACAGAAAATCAGAAATGAATTAGATCGTAGAGGGATTAAGATTCAATGGGTACCTAAAGTATCATGACCGACTATAATGATTTCGGATTTACAGCTGTAGATCAAGAAGAACTAAAAACAAAAACAGGTGAAGATGCTACTGTTGGAAAAGAAGTTGCAGAACAACTTAAAGCCGTAGCTAAATCATCAGCAGGTCAAGCTAACTCAGCACAGATAGAAGAACTAGATTCCAAGTTAGACTTACTAACAAAACTAGTCAGTCAATCATTAAATGAATTAGATGATCATAAAGACAATTTATCTCAGATAGATTCTAATAAAGAATTAGATTATAAAGATAGATTAATCGAATGTGAAAAACTCATTCTACCATTACTACAAAACTTAATGAAGAATGAAGATAAAGAATACATCTATTGGCCAAATCGAAAAGCCATCATACAACAACAAATAGACAGATTACAAAAAATTACACAAAAGACTTGATACCACTAGTACACTTTTGATATACTAGATATACTATGACTACATTAACTATAATAGAATACTTTTCATATATAGCAATACTATTGTTAGCTATGTATAATGCATTCAAAATCGGAGAGAAATCTGGTTCTGTATATATGCTTGACTATTTAAGAACTAATAGTTATGAAGACCCGAACGGTAAAGAACAAC